TTAATAAAACTCTATACCCGTAATCTTCAATGAGTTCTGGCGCTTCCCTTTAATTCCTTTTACATATTCAAAATGAATGTTTTTGATTGCCATCTTTATGAATTCAGTTTTTAACTCATCTTCCATTAATTCCCAGCCGTTTAGCAATGAATACTTGAAATTTTTAATCTTCTCATAGTTAAAAGTCTTACCCTTATCATTATCCTTGCGCTTTTCATACTCATGTATTTCTTTGTCAATACGACTTATTATTGGAAAAGCTTCATCCTTATCCATCATACCTTCTATAAAAAGTGTTTGACATCTAGCGCGTTCTTTTCGCAACTTTTCAATATCGATGCCGACATCTTCTATTTCTTTAGGTTGGTTTTCGATTTTATATGATGTTAAATCAAATTGTTTTAGATAATTGTAAAATTGTTTTAAAACCTCGCCTTCGTCGATGTTACATGCATTTTTATTTTTAGTATTTTTGCAGTTAGAACAAAAGTATAGTTTAGAATACCAAACTTCTTTATTTTTAGGCGTATGCTTGACTGTGTTTAAAGTCAATTTCTGGTTACAGTTTGGACATAATAGTTTACTTCTGAAAATAGCGTTATGTTTTACGATTGTAGAGTTAGTTTTTTCACTTATCCTTAATTTTATTTCTTCGTATTCTTCTTCACTTATAATAGCTTCGTGGGTGTTTTCGACGAATATGTCACCGAAAACAAGATGACCTCTAGCTACCGGACTCGTTAGAGCATTGCCTATAACTGATCTGTGCCAGTTTTTACCTAAGGGTGCTTTGTATTTAGAGTTGTTCAATTTTATAGTTATTTCTCTTAAACTAGTACCTTTTTTCGCTTCTTCTACTGCAAATCGTAATACTTTTTTATATTCATTAGGCACAAATTTATCGTTTACTCTGTCGTAATAGAAAGGAGGGACAGTTTTAGCTAACCCTTTTCTAGCTGATGCGCGTCGACCCATTGCAGTACGCTCTTGAATTGTAGTACGCTCCCACTCTGCCATAGCACCTACTAATGTTACGAACAAACGTCCCATAGCAGAAGTTGTGTCATATACTTCTGTTGCGCTCCTAAACAACACGTTTTTATTCTCAAACAATTCTAGTATCTCTAGTAAGTCTTTAACACTTCGAGTTAATCGATCTAGTTTATAGACTAAAACCAAATCAAAATTATCTATTTCATTCAACATTTCTTGTAAAGCGGGTCTGTCTTTTTTAGCTCCGGAGTATCCAGCGTCAGTATATACTTTATGAATTTTCCAGTCGTTTATGTCGCTGTAAGCTCTTAATTTTCTTTCTTGTTCTTCGATAGAGTGTCCTTTTTCTTTTTGTTCAAGTGTACTCACTCTAGTATAAATTGCTACTTTCATGTGCTCCCTCCTCAAAATTGGCAAAAAATAATAAGGGTAGGCGGGCTACCCGTGAAAATTGTATAAAAAAAGAGAGAGCGCAGATGCACCCTCTCATGTCGCAAATATTTCAGCGACTTGTCTAATTTGAAGCTTGCCGCAAATATTTCAGCGGCTTGTTTTGTATATATGTAATATACCATCAAAGAGAGTGTAGTTCAAGCGATTTAACTAAGAAATCTAATTTTTATACTATTTTCAATTTTATCTACTGTTTCTTTTGAATATGATATTTCTCCGGCAGGGTCATACCTATTAATTTTCGATATTCTATCCTTGCTGATTGTAGTGATATTTAAAACGTTAGCATAGGTCTTTTTATACTTGAATCGCTCATATCTTTTGCGAACCTTCGAATATTTTTTGAAGTCGTCATTCAGCGATTTGTTTTCATCAAGTAATTTTTGATCGTATGGGTTTTCTGCTTTTGACACCTTTTCAAGATTGTTCATGATTTTTTTAGCTAAATCCTTACCCGTTACGTCCATTTTTTCCAATACTAAAGGTAACAAATCTTCTTCGATATGCACATTGAATTTACTTCTGGAAGATGTAAGTGGAACTACCGTTAATATTGGATTTTTATTTGAATCGTGATTATTAAGTACCATACAAAAATGGTTTCCAGAAAACTCTCTGCCAACATTAACACCTAACTTTACATAAATTATAGTGCCTTTTTTATATCTGGTGTAACTTTTGTTTTCTTTTAACAATCTAACTTCATCCAATAAAAACTCTGAATATTCAAGACACCATGAATTCATATATTTAAATTTGTAAATCTCGCTATTTTGAATCTTTTTAAAATTATTAACTGCTGTTTCTAAAGGTGCGTTCTCTTCCATCCCTCATCCTCCTCACGCCATATAGGGGCTATTAATCTTCCTTCTTTCTTATTGAAAAAATAAAAAAGATGATTGGGATGCTTAACATTAATGGAAAAAATATGACTATTGGTAATGACAGTACCGCCATATATAAGAAGAATTTATCAAAATTATATTTTCTCATTTTCATTTCTCCTTTGCTTACTTTTTATATTAAAGCGCTAAATATACGTTATTAATCAATATCCAATAATTGTTGTTTTTTCTTATCGAACTCTTCCTGAGAAATTACTCCGACATCTAATAATTCTTTATATTTTATTAATTCATCAGCAACAGAAAAACTCATTTTTTCAGAATTGGATGGTTTCATAGAACTTTCTCGAATAGAGATTTGTTCTTGTATTGTTTCCGCCATTCTAGATACAGTGTTTTTTGATATGCTTCCTATAGCGATACTTGATGAACCGTGATGTATAATTATTTCGCCAAAAAGAAGTCCTTTTTTATACGAAACAGAATTGATTTTCTCGAATGGAAATTCATGGAATTTCAAACCATATATCATCCCCTTATCTAAGAATAACAATCTTAGATCAGTACATACTATTAAGTAGGTATTATTATTGTACAATCCCGAAGTTACATACATTATGTTTTCATTATCTTTTAAAATCATAGGTAGTTCTTTCACTTCTTTTTTTGTACCAAACAAATCCTCTACTCCTATTTCGCTAAATCTTTGGTAGATTTTAGATAAGTTTTCGTCAGATTTATTGATTTCACTTTCAAATCTCATTTCTTTTCTAGGTTTGCTTTGGTATTCTTTTAAAATTTCTCTTTTATCTTCAACAGATAGTTGCTTGTATTGTTTCTTTTCTTCTTTTGTTTTAGTTGCTAAATATTGACTCTCAATCATACTTTCTTTGAATGTTAATCTGTTTTTAGGTAATTCTTTCATTTTTATTTCTCCTTTACTTTTTATAATAAAGCGCTATATAAGTGTTATTAATCAAAAATTCGATAGTTATAAATAACTTTGCCTATCACTTCGATTTCATCAATAGAATCTAAATCGTAAGAATTAGTTTTAAATTCATCTGAATAGCTTACTGGGTCTAAATGTAGTTTTGTTTCAGTACGTCTCACACGTTTAACTGTATATTCACCACCTAGACGCAATACAAGGATGTCGTTGCTGCTAAGTTTATGATCACAAGACTTTCTATAATCATGGACAATTATATAAGAACCGTTAGCGAGTATTTTATTCATGCTATCTCCGTTTATTTTTAGTGCTATACATTCGCTAGGTTTACGACCGTTAAAAGCAAATGGTGGAACTTTTAATTTTTCATTATCAATTGCAACTTCCTCGAAATTTCCAGCAGAAACTTTACCGAAATATGGAACCTCGATTTCGCTATCAAATTCTGGTAAAACAATTTCTTCAATTTCTCCTAAGAGATAACCTTTAGAAACATTGAACAAACTTGAAATTTTTTCGACCATACCCATTCTAGGTTCAGTTCTTCCACTTTCCCACATTCTTATAGTACCTTCGGAAACATCTAATTTTCTAGCCATCTCAACTTTAGACAATCTATTGTTCAATCTGATTTCTTTTATGGAATTTTTGAAAGCCATTTTGTTTTCCTTCCTTATATATAATGTTTTTACACTTTTATTATACTATGAAAAATCGTAATTGCAACCCTTAAAATACGATTTAACAAAATAAAAATACGCAATTTTGAAAAATAATTACGAAAAATACTTGCAATCGTATTTAAATTACGATATACTTTAGTCAGAACTTAACAAGGAGGTAAAAAAATGAACTACATCAAACATAGTTTGAAATTAGATGAATGGCGAAAACGAAAAGGTTACACCCAGTCATCTTTCGCAGAAAAACTTGGCATTTCACCGTCTACTTATAACATTTGGGAAAACAACCCAGAAATGATTAAACCTAGAGATGCTTTTAGAATTGCTAAGACATTAGATATCTCTATTGATGAGATTATTTTTTTAAAAGACGAATCGTATTTTAAATACGTTTTAGTCGAAGAAAAACAAACGCTTTAATAGGAGGAACTACAAATGGAATTTGAGTATGTAGATTTAATCGATGATACAAGAATAAAAAACTGTACTCTTCGTGAAATGGAAGGTAATGAAATGGAGTTACCCGGCACTTATGTAGTTGCGACCTACACAAATGCACAAGGTAACAAAAACCAACTGATTATAAACCCTGATTATATCTTGAAAATGAAATACAAGAGTTTAAGAGCGGTTGATTAAGATTGAGCAAGCACGCTACCAGCCAAACTTTTAGCTTTCTTACCACTTCGTTTATCTCGAAGTACTTTGCTAGCAAGTTTAGCAGTTCTACTAGTAGATTGCTTACCGTTTTTCTTGCCTCTTTTAGCCATAAGCATCACCTCCTTAGGTTGATAACAACATTATACACGAAAGGAGCATAAACATTATGCAAGCATTACAAACATTTAATTTTAAAGAGCTACCAGTAAGAACAGTGGAAATTGAAAACGAACCTTATTTTGTAGGAAAAGATATTGCTGAGATTTTAGGATATGCAAGGACAGACAATGCCATCAGAAATCATGTTGATAGTGAGGACAAGCTGACGCACCAATTTAGTGCATCAGGTCAAAACAGAAATATGATCATTATCAACGAATCAGGATTATACAGTTTAATCTTTGACGCTTCTAAACAAAGCAAAAACGAAAAAATCAGAGAAACCGCTCGAAAATTCAAACGCTGGGTAACATCAGACGTCCTACCAGCCATTCGTAAGCACGGTATATACGCAACAGACAATGTAATTGAACAAACATTAAAAGATCCAGACTACATCATTACAGTGTTGACTGAGTATAAGAAAGAAAAAGAGCAAAACTTACTATTACAACAAGAAATCGGAGAGCTAAAACCCAAAGCAGACTATGTAGATGAAATCTTAAAGTCAACTGGCACATTAGCCACAACTCAAATCGCGGCAGACTACGGTATATCAGCACAAAAGTTAAACAAACTACTACACGAAGCTAGATTACAACGAAAAGTGAATAAACAGTGGGTGCTTTACTCAGAACACATGGGCAAGAGTTACACAGAATCAGACACTATACCAATTGTACGCTCTGACGGTAGAGAAGACACAGTTTTACAAACTAGATGGACACAAAAAGGTAGATTGAAAATACATGAAATCATGACTGAATTCGGTTATGAAGCTAACGTAACTGCTTAACAGGAGGGCGCAGCAAATGGAAGATCAAAACAAAAAAGTCATTTATTACTACTATGACGAAGCAGGTAATAGACAACTATTATCAATTGGAGATTTGAATCTCTATTTATTAAAAGATATTAAATCAAGATTTGGTTTATATAAAAAACAAATCCCTGATTTAGATAATCTGTTCGTTCAAATAGACGGTGTTGAATTTAAAGTACTATAACCCGAGCAATGCACCTCTTAAACAACATTATACACGAAAGGAGCATAAACATTATGCAAGCATTACAAACAAAATCGAACATCGGAGAAATGTTCAACATACAAGAAAAAGAAAATGGAGAAATCGCAATCAGTGGTCGAGAACTTCATCAAGCATTAGAAGTTAAGACAAGATATAACGATTGGTTTGAAAGAATGATTAATTATGGCTTTGAAGAAAATATTGATTATACAGCTCTTACTCAAAAAAGAGTAACAGCTCAAGGTAACGCTATTAATTATTTAGACCACGCACTCACACTAGACACTGCAAAAGAAATCGCAATGATTCAACGTAGTGAACCCGGTAAACGTGCAAGACAATATTTCATCCAAATTGAAAAAGCATGGAACAGCCCAGAAATGATTATGCAACGTGCTTTAAAAATTGCTAACAACACAATCAATCAATTAGAAACAAAGATTGAACGTGATAAACCAAAAATTGTATTTGCAGATGCAGTAGCTACTACTAAGACATCAATTTTAGTTGGAGAGTTAGCAAAGATCATTAAACAAAACGGTATAAACATCGGGCAACGCAGATTGTTTGAGTGGTTACGTCAAAACGGATTCCTTATTAAACGCAAGGGTGTGGATTATAACATGCCTACACAGTATTCAATGGAACGTGAGTTATTCGAAATTAAAGAAACATCAATCACACATTCGGACGGTCACACATCAATTAGTAAGACGCCAAAAGTAACAGGCAAAGGACAACAATACTTTGTTAATAAGTTTTTAGGAGAAAAACAAACATCTTAATAGGAGGAACGAACAATGCAAGCTCAAAACAAAAAAGTCATCTATTACTACTATGACGAAGAATGTAATAGACGACCCGTTAATATTCAATACAACGATGGCTACGACTTAATGATAGACCAGCGTTTTATTGAAATGACGCTTGAAAGACATCCGCATTTAAAAAATAACTTTTATGGATTAATAGATGGAAAAGAATTTAAGTTAGATTAAATTTTTGTGTTAGATAATTAAAAGCTAATTTGCTTAGCAATGTTACGGACATACTAGTGGTTTTGTTTGCGACTTTTTTAACTTCTTTCCAAGTGTGATTGTCTCGGATATTATCTAAAAATTCATGCCCTGACCAAGTTATATCGTTAATTGTATAACCATAAATATGTCCATCTTCCCAACCGAATTTAACACTAACATACTTTGCTTCTTCCAGTTTTAATAATGCATACATTACAGTTTCAAAATCATATTTTCCAAATACAACATTATCTTTGAAATTGTATTCGGTGAGCGGTTCACCAATCTTTTTATTAGTTTCAATTTCTAACAAAAGATGTCTAACACAATCATGATCTAATTTCATACTTATCACTACCTTAGGTTGATAACAACATTATACACGAAAGGAAAGATAGAAATGCCACATATTTTAAACGTAACAGTTCCAATACCTGAAACACACGTGCTTATCACAAAAGATGAATATGAAGAGTTAATAGCTTACTCATTAGACCCTGTATGGAACATGAGCGACTTAAAGAAGAAATTAAAAATTGCATCTGATGAAACAATCAAAGACAGGTTATTATTTCACCCTAGACTCGAAAAAGAGTTAAGAGCACAAGGTATCGTACATTATCCTGATGAGAATTTTAATCGTTGGAGGTTTAACGCAAGAAGGATGCATAAGTTTGTAGATGAACATTTTAATGAGATTTACAAAGGAGGGCACAACAAATGAGTAAAACTTATAAAAGCTACCTAGTAGCAGTACTATGCTTCACAGTCTTAGCGATTGTACTTATGCCGTTTCTATACTTCACTACAGCATGGTCAATTGCAGGATTCGCAAGTATCGCAACATTCATATTCTATAAGGAATACTTTTATGAAGAATAAAAAAACTGCTACTTGCGCCAACAAGTAACAGTAACAAACATTTAAGAAATAAAATTCAAGTTAAATATAAAACGAAAAACGGAGGAAGTCAACCATGACTAAAAATTATAAAGACATGACGCAGGAAGAAATAAAAGACTTATTATCTGAAAAAACGGCAGAATTGTATGAATTAGCGAAAGAAATTAAGGGAGAAAGTAAATTTGATATTTTGCTTTTCTCATCAATAGGAGTTATCGACGGAGATTATTTAGCAGGTTCAAGTTCTGTGATTGGTCATACTTTTGATCTTGCTTACTTATTGGATAGCACTAAGAGTTATAAAGATATTGTCAATGTTCTCCAAATGTGTAAATCACAAAAAATTCTCGGTATAGATGACGACAAGGAGGACTAAAACAATGTATTACAAAACGGGTGACGTATGTCGAAAAATATTTAATGTAGATGGCTTTGATTTTCAATTAAGAGTTAAGAAGCGAGCATATAGTGTCGAAATAGTCGTTTTAGATCATGAAGGAAATTCAATTGACGGGCTACTAGTTTCTGACGAGAACGATCTATACACAGCTTTAGATATTTTGAAACAAAGTATTTATGAATGGATTGAAAATAACACAGATGAACAGGACAGACTAATTAACTTAGTCATGAAATGGTAGGTATAAGCATGAGAGATACAGAAAGAAATATATTGAATATTTTTAAGACGTTATTCGACGAATATACTTTGTCAAACCAACGAGCATTATTGGAAATTGAACGTAATCATCACGGATACTTATCGATTAATTTCTTGCACTATCACGACAGTTACAAAACAAACAATAAGCTTGTGCAGATACATGAAATCAATCCAGACAGCCATGAACGAATAAAAAATTTAATTATCGAGGTGCTAAGAGGTCATCGGAAGATTAAAAAAGGAGCATGAGGAAAGATATGAAAATAAATAAGTTAACTATATCGAACTTTGCTGGAATCAAAGAAGAAAAATTTAACTTTGACGGTAAAGATGCAAAAATATACGGCAATAATGCGACTGGCAAGACTACAACAGCAACCGCATTACAATGGCTGCTTTTCGATAAGGGTTTAGACGGTTCAACCAAATCATTTAACCCTGTACCTTTAAACGAAAAAAACGAAGAAAATTATGAGTTAATTCCGACTGTTTTCGCAGAATTTGAAATCGACGGAAAAATTACGACTTTTAAAAAAGAGTCACATCCTAAGTACACAATAAATCAAAAAACGAATCGCAAGGAATACTCACGAAGTCGAACGAAGAAACAATATATCAATGATGAATCAATAAAAGTAAAGGATTATAAAGCTCGTATTGATGAACTGATTGATGAAGATGTATTCAAGTTAATTACGAACCCTCAAGCATTTAACTTACTAGATTGGAAGAAGCGAAGAAGTTTGTTGTTTGAAATTGCTAAACCAATCAATGATGAGGATGTCATTAAAACAAATGATGATTTTAAAGAATTAAATAATATTCTTGGAGATCATGAAATTGAAACAAAGAAAAAGATTCTTACGGACAAGATAAAACAGATTAACAAAGATATCAAAGATATTCCGATACGTATTAACCAAACACAACAAAATAAGCAGGATGTACCAGAATTCGATAACGATAGATACGCAATTATCAAACAAGAAATTGAGCAACTTGAAAATGAGCGTATAGATATTCAAAACGGTAAGGAAGAAATTAATTTGCGTAATCAATTAGCTGATAAACAATCAGAATTGAAACGCATAGAAGACAATAACAGCGCAAGTAATGAGAACAAAATCCATGCTTTAACAAATGAATTACACGTTGAAAATGGAACGGTAGCAAACCTTAAAACGAGATTAAAGCAAAACAAACAACAAATCACACATGAAGAAAATAGACGTAATCAATTATTGGAAAATCACAAAGGACTAAAAAGTGATTTAGAAAAATCTAAAAATCAAAAATTTGAACATCTTGATGACAATGTATGTAGTTGTTGTGGTCAACAGTTACCAACTGAACAAGTGAATGAGGCAAGAGAAAAAGCTTTACAGAAATTCAATGTAAAAAAATCGAAAGAATTAGAAACAATACAAACATCTATCAATCACATTATTTCAGAGGGCAAGAAAATAAAGCCAATTATCGAGAAATTAGAGGATGACAACAATAATTTACAAATTAAAATCAACGAAGCAGAAGAGCGTTCAGCAAGAATACAAAACAAAATTAATAAGTTGAAAATAACTCACGTTGACGTTACGCAAACTGACGAATACAAAGCAGTAATGTTAGAGATAAATGAGATTAATCAAAAACGCTCTAACATCAGGAAAACT